TTCAACGGAGACAAACCTAGTCTAGCAATAAAAAAGCACCCTGTCAAGAGGGTGCTTTGAATTATGTTAGGATTTATCAATCCTTCTTTGGCATTTTAGCGCCAGTTTTATGTCTTTCAACACCTGCAGAATCCCTATAGGTTTCACTTTCTCTTCTTGGTGTTACATAACCAACTCCAGGAACCGCACCAGTTTGTCCAGCATCTCTAGCAGCATTTCTTGCTGCTGCTCTTTGTGCTGCTCTCTTACGATTTCTATCGTATTTTGCATCTTCATTAATAACTTCTTCGACAATATCACGGATGACTTCTGCATCCATTTCCATCATTACATAGAGTGCTTCATCTACAGTCTCTACGTGCCCGTTGTCGATGAGATACTCAAGGACTAAATCAAAAGCATCATACTCATAGGACTGGTTTAGCATCTTCTCTCTAGCGGTCTGCCTAGGCGCTACAGGGGTTGGTTTGGGGGTTGCAGCAAGGGCAGCGGTCTGCTTAACTTCAGGTGCTTTAAATGCTTTTGCACCTGCTTCCTGACCCGCTGATTGAATTTTAGCGGTCGTGCCAGCAGACTTTGCTGCTTGAAGTGCTTTTTCTGCAGAAGCACCAGATGCTCTTGCTGCTTGTGCTGCCTTTAATTCAGCAGAAGTTGGTGTTCTTCTTTCGAATGAAGTTTTGCCCAACATTCCGGTTGCAGGTTTTGCAGATGCTGCAGGTCTAGTAGGGGCAACTTTAGCAGCAGCAGGGGCAGCTGCAGGTCTTGCAGGAGTGCCGGCTGCAGGTCTTGGTGCTGCAGGGGCGCCAGCAGGTCTTGGTGCTGCAGGGGCGCCAGCAGGTCTTGGTGCTGCAGGGGCGCCAGCAGGTTTTGCTTTTAAATTTTGAGCTCCTTGTTTAAAAACTGATTGAAAAGTTGCTCCAGGCTTGAGCAATGCCGCTCTTCCGCCGCCTGCGGCAAATGTTCTTTGCAGTCCAGATTTCGTAGCTTCTGATCCAAGATCTTTTAATTGTTGCTGATTTAATTTAATTTCTTCTAGATATGCCTCATACATCTCTTCCCAAGTATACTCACTCAAATCATAACCTTCTTCTAAAAGTGAGTTGACCCAGTTTTCAACTTCTTCCCAAATTTGCTCTTCAGTGATTTCTTGTGGCGCATAAATTGCAGCATATGCTTCCATCAAACTCTTTGCTTCACTGCCAGTAATTCTAGACATTTCTTCTTTGTAATGCTTTTATAAATTTATTTATAAAAAAAGAGGGTCTTAACGACCCTCAATAAACATCATTACCTTCTGCTTCTTTCCAAATATAGGAATAATCAAAGTCTCCAAATAAAAACTTATCGGATTCTGCTGCTTCTTTATAAGCATTTTTCATTGCTTCAATATCCCATTCTATGTTGGGACTTTCAGTATTCATAGTTTAAACCCAGCAAAAGTATCATTCTTCATATCTTGCTTAATGCCACCAATCAAATATTGTTCAATTTCTACTTCTTGGGGGGCATTTTGAAGACTTCGGGAATTTAACCAGTGGTCCGTCCACGGAAGTGGATTATTCTTTGCGGAAACATCATAAAGTGGTTTGAGTCCGATTGCTTTCATTCTGCGATTGGCAACCCATTCAACATATTGCTGAAGAAGTTTATCATTTAAACCAATCATTGATCCATTTTTAAACAGATATTCTGCCCAAAGTTTTTCTTGATTGACTGCCTTCTCAAAGGTCTTATAAACCCACTGTTCCTCTTCTTGTGAGATTTTCTTCATATCGGGGTCATCACCCTCTTTCCATTTGTTTAGAATGTTTTGTGTGATGACCAAATGTTGACTTTCATCTCTTGCAATTAGAGAAATTATCTTTGCACTTCCTTCCATAAGTTTGAGCTCGCCAAATGCAAAACTGCAAGCGAAACTGACATAAAAGCGAATACCTTCAAGAATATTAACATTTGCAACTGCTCTGAACAATTTTCTTTTAAGTTCATATCTTGTTTCTTGTGCGGTGGGAACTTGTTCTAACGCATGAATCCAATCATTAGATGTTCCATATTGTTGGGCACAGTTGATAAAATCATTATAAGATTCAGTAACACTTACCGCCCTTTCCATTATGCGGTCGTCTTTAAGAATCGTATCGAAAACTTCAGAGGGATCCGAATAAACATTTTTAATAATGTATGTATAAGATCTGGAATGAATCATTTCCATGAATTCCCAGACCTTCATACACGCTTCTAATTCGGGAAGAGAACAATATGGCGCAAATGCCATACCAGGACCACGACCTTGAACTGAATCAAGCATAATCTGATATTTTAAGTTACTCGTAAAAATATGTTTTTGTTCTGGACGAAGAGTTTGATAGTCCCCCCTGTCCTTTTGTAAGGAAATTTCTTCAGGTCTCCAAAAGTAACCTAATTGTTGTTGAGTTAATTTATCAAAAACTGGATATTTGTATTGGTCATAACGTTGTAGACCTAATGGTTGTCCAAAAAACATTGGTTGCTTTTTAGTATCTACCTCTTGAGAATTGAAAACGGTCATTGATTCGACCATTGATTTCTCCTCTGAATTTTTTCTGAAATTAAAAACCATACTTCCCTCAATAGATTAACTTTAACTCACACTGTAATATTTAACTGAATCAGATTTTGCAACTTTCGCAATCTTCTTCACCACTTTCCATAATGTCATCAAGAAGTGATTGCAATTCTTGCTTGGAATCTTCAACTACTTCATCGGTCTTAATATCGTAAGTATTCTGATAGTATGAAGTCTTCCAACCATAACGATAAGTAGTCAACAAGTCATTTGCCATTACGCTAACAGGGACTTCATTATCTGGATAATTTTGCGGGTTATAGGACCAGTTTCCACTAATCGCTTGATCGAAGAATTTTTGCATAACAGCAACAATATTGATGTAACCACTATTGCTAGGCATATCCCAAAGAAGTGTATAATTGTTCTTAAGTGTTTGATACTGGGGAACAATTTGCTTAAGGGGACCTTTCTTGGACTTCTTAACGGACAGGTATCCTCTAGGTGGTTCGATTCCGTTGGTTGCGTTTGACACAACGGAACTGCTCTCCGATGGCATCTGTGCGGACAGTGTTGAGTTCCGTACTCCATACTGCTTAACCTGCTCCCGTAATGACTCCCAATCATACTTAAGTTCGTTAGGTACAATCTCATCTACATCTTTCTTGTAAGTATCTATAGGAAGAATTCCTTGAGCATATTTTGTTCGATTAGAATACTCGCAAGGTCCTTTTTCTCTGGCAAGTCTTACGGTTGCCTGAATCAAATAATACTGAAATGCTTCGGTAAGATCGTGTACTAGTTTCCAAGCGCCAGGATCGTCGTAATGCTCCCCGTGCTTGGCGAGATAGTGTGCAAGACCAATATAACCAACCCCAAGAGAACGACGTGCTCTAGTGGCGATTTCTGCTGCTCTGACGGGATATCCCTGAAAATCAATAAGTTCGTCAAGACTCCTAACTGTAAGGTCACAGAGACTCTCTAATTCGTCATTTGATTTTAATTTACCAACATTGATGGCAGAAAGAATACAAAGAGCAATTTCACCATCAGGATCATCAATATGCTGAATGGGTTTTGTGGGAAGAGTAATTTCTTGACAGAGATTGCTCATCTCAACTTTATCCATAAAGGATGAGTGGGAGTTGCAATGGTCAATATTCATAATGTAAATACGACCAGTTTCAGCACGTTCTTTCAGGAGGTCCAGAAAGAGTTCTTGAGCGCCGATAGTTTTTCTTGGAATAGACTCATCTCGTTCATAACGAAGATATAACTCGTCAAATCCATCAGTGCCAAAAGCATCATACAGACCAGGAACAGCGTGGGGAGAGAAGAGTGAGACTTCTTCGTTACGGATGAATCGTTCATAGAACAGTTTGGAGATTTGGATGGAGTAGTCTAACTTACGAACACGGTTATCTTCAGTTCCTTTGTTATTTTTTAGTACTAGGATATCTTCGATTTCTTGGTGCCAGATTGGAAAGTGGACAGTAGCACTTCCACCACGAATCCCGTTTTGTGTACAACATCTGACAGTTGCCTCAAACTTTTTGAGGAATGGGACAACACCAGTATGCTGAACTTCTCCGCCTCTGATTTTAGCGTTGATACCCCGGATGCGACCTGCGTTGATGCCAATTCCTGCTCTTTGAGCAACATAGCGACCAATTGCCATATCAGAGCTGAAGATGCTATCAAGGGTGTCATCAACATCAACAAGAACGCAACTTGCATATTGACGAAGTGGGGTTCTAACACCTGCCATGATTGGCGTAGGAATGTTGATTTTGTGCTTTGAGATTGCGTCATAATACTTCTTAACGTAATCTAGACGGGTTTCTTTAGGATACTTTGAAAAGATAGTCGCCGCAATCAAAAGATACATGAATTGTGGCGTTTCATAAAGATTGCCAGTGCTTCTATCTTGTACAAGATACTTGTCTACAACTTGACGAAGACCGGCATAAGTAAACAGATAATCACGTCCATGATCTATAAAACTCTCAAGTTTTTCAAATTCTTCTTCAGAATAAAGATCTAGAATTTCAGCATCATAGACTCCCTTCTCAACACACCTCTTCGTATGCTCCAATACAGTTGAGTTGTCATACATTCTTCCAAAAATTTGCTTGCGAATCGCAAACAAAAGAAGACGAGCAGCAACAAACTGATAATTGGGATGCTCAAGATCAATCAAATCAGAAGCAGATCGAATCAGAATCTCTTGAATCTCTCCAGTAGTAATTCCATTATAAAATTGAATTCCAGACTGCATTTCAACTTGTGAAGCAGAAACTCCAGCAAGATCTTTACACGCCTCTTCAACCATTACATGAAGTTTGTTTAGATTGAGAGATTCAGTATCACCACTTCTTTTAACAACTTTTGTTCCGTTACTCATACCTTTTTCCAATTGTTGAATTTAATTTTTGCTTCTAAACCAATGTGTGTATTTGATTTTAACATATCCATAACGTTATGTCCAGCGAGTACAAGGTCATTAATATCCTTTTCCTTTAGGTTACTGGACCAAATCACTACTTTGTCACCTCTGTCGATGGTCTTTGATATTCGGTTGACGATTTCTCTATTGCGTGGTTCATTATCAAAGACGTAAATATAATCGCGCCAACCAAACGACCTAATATCAATGTCGGACCCACACATAGCAACAGCATTTTCGATAAACGTGGAGTCGAAAGGTCCTTCAACGATGTAAATGGATTTTGATGAATCCACTTTTTCAAGTCCGTAAATTTTTGGCGCATCATCAGAAAGCATCACGGTGATGTATTTATTTGGAGAGGGTCCAAGTGCTCTTCCCTGAAATCCTATCAAATTATAGTCTTTATCATACATTGGTATAATAATGCGACTCTCATCCCTAGTGATAGTGTTAAAAGTTTGTTTTTGCGTGTTTACCCACTGCTTAAATTTGTCAGCGAAATAAAACTTTTCCGGATCTACTTTTCGCCTTTCCAAATATTCTTTGGCAATTGGAATTTCCGATGCTTTAGGTAAATCAAGTTTCTTTTTAAAAACTGGTTTGTCAAAATCAAACTTTGGTTCCTCAACCACAAAGTTTTTGCCAGTATGCCCCTCCTTAAACTTCTCCATAATATACTGCTTATGAAGAGTTGAATCAAGTTCTTTAAGAAAGTTATTAAATGACAAACTTGCACCACAATTGTGACACTTGAAGTTTGTATTATTTTTGACTTGATAAAAATATCCCCTTGTCTTACTTTTATTTTTCTGGGAATCGCCACAAAGAGGGCAGCGGAAGTTATAGAGATCTGCCTTAACTCTCTTAAATTTTTGAAGACGCGAAGATACGAGTCCAATATACTTGGAGTCAATCAGATCCATTATAAAGAGGTTATTATTTCGTGCTCTCTATTCTAACAGGTTGTGAGTCTGGTGTCAATATATCTACAACCATATGGGATTGTGAAACTGCAAAAGAAACTACAACAGCAATTCCAACAACAATCCAACGAAACTTTGCAATATCTTCAACTTTCATTTCCAATGCTTTAATTCTATCTGTTACACCCTTATGCTGATCTCTATTTTCATCCTTCAATTCACCAATCATTTTAGAAATCATCTCATCCGTTTTACCACACTGCTCAATTTTTTCATCATGAACTGCCAGCATCTTACTGATGTTTTGACTGGTTTTACCCATAATTTGAATTGCTTCATCAATCTTTTTTAGCAAAAGTTCGTATGATGAAAGACGCTCTTCTAATACAGCAATTTTGGTGTCGGATGAGGTGTTTTGATTAAACATTTTTCTTTCTGGTAAGATTTGCTCATAACAAATCTAATACTATTTATTTACCCTTCAAATACTGCAACCACCACTTACGTGATCCTCTTCCACCTTTTGCATATCTCTTTTTTTTCTTTGAAGGGAACACTGGAGGAGTACCGGTGTTGATATTATATCCAAGAGATTTTTCACCATCGCCAACCACGTTTGCAATCTCACCTTCTTCTTTAAGGGTATGAATAATTTGAATTAGTTTATCTAGTTTATTCATTAGATTGTTTGCAAATGTGCTAGACAGTCTTCATCTTCTTTAATATTATGCATCTGCGTTTTTGGATATTCCGGAAACCGATTCAGAAATAAAAGAAAACTTTTTATTGCTGGCCAAAGATCACTATCTAAATTATAAAACAATAATGGGACAGCAGCATCATTAAAGACATTGAAAAGTATTGTCAAGTGATTCAAAATAAGGTGAGTTCTAAGCTCACCTGTATTTTTATATTTTTTCAACAACCTTTTCACATAACGAATTCGCTTCAAGTCAGATTGAAAATCCTCCATCGTAAGTGCTTGAGGATTGTCATAAAATTTTATAGCAAATAACAAATAATTGTCTTCATTCAATTCATCAAATCTCATACCATATTATCAGCTATCTGGAAATCTTGAATCATCGTCAGCGTCACCAGTAATGCTACTACCAGCAACTAATACTTCACTCTTAACTCTGAAGTTGCCATGATTGTCAACATAAGTTGTAACACCAACCCATCCAGCGTGAGCAACTGCATAAGCAGCATTTTTACCACCGACAGTTCTTCCGGCAGCAACTGTTGCTTCAGTAGTACCTACACCAAATACTGCAGAGAATCTACCACTCTTTACATCAGGAGCAAAGTACTGCCCATCTTCAAGAGTGTACTTTGGTTTTTGATTTACTGTGTAAGCAACGCCAGCAATTGAACCATTAAGAGGAATTAAGAACTGGGTTGAACCAATAGAAAGTTGCGTAGCAGAAGTTACTCCAGTAATTACTGCCTGACCATAAGTAGCTCCGGCGCCAACAACCAAAATATCGCCAGCTGAAATTCCAGCAGTTACGAAAGTTGTACCACTTCCAGTTACTACTTCAGTAGCAAGATTGATTGTTATAGTTCCTGTAAGACCCGTGCTAAAAGAATCTTTATTGCCCCAAAGAGACATATGCTTTACCTAATAAATTTCTTTTCTAGTAATATTTATAAAAAAAGGAGACCTTATAAAAAGATCTCCTTTATTTTTATTTTGTTAACTCTCAAGGAGTTAAATCTTTTGCACCTTTCTTTTTGAGGTGCTCTTGTGCTTGAATAAGAATAAATGAAAGAATTCCATTTGCTTTAACTTTTGGATTAGCACCAACTGCTTCTGAAATCAGAAACAAAATAGTTGCAATTAGACCTTCATTTGCTGCAACCCAAGCCCAGATAGCTGCGACTGTCATAATGTCCTCCGTGTGAAGAGTATCCTGATATATTTAGGAATCAGTCAGATTCACCAGCTCTTGGTTTGTACATATCTTGTGCCCTTCTTTCTGCAGCAGATTGTTGTACTTTTTTCTTTGCAAGTCTATCTGCTGTAGTTTGACCTTTTGGTGTGGGAGCACCAGGAGTCTTTTTGACTCCCCTTTCACCTTCATGTTGAGCAACCGTTTTTCCACTTCTAGTCATAAGACCTTGACGAGTGCTTGGCATTTTTCTTAGCATTTCTATAGCACGATCACGTGGTTTTCTTTGAGTTCCTTTTTCTTCACGTCTTCTTTCATCAAGAATTTCAGTTTCTTCTGTTGAAACCATCACAATAGGATTTTTAGCACCCATCGCTCTTGCATAATTTTTGGCAAGATTAACTGCGGTTGGAAGGGATCTAGGATCCTTTTCTTCCATTTCCTTTTTTGCTTTATTGTCTGCTTGAGTAACAGTTTCTTCCTTCATAGAAGTTTTCTTTTCAGGAAGTCCTTTATGAGAAGTTTTAGCAAACTTTTTAGCTTCCTTTTTACTCATTCCAGAAGCTGCCTTTGCAACCTCTGGAGATGCTGGCATTTCACCTTTCTTTGCAGCGTAAACCATTCCCATAAACTTTTGTTGTGCTTTGCTTACTGCTTTTTCAACAACAAAAGATCCTTTAATATCATAATGTGCTAGTTGCATACCATAATTAGATTTTCCACTGTTTGATCCTGGCGCTTCAGGATTGACCTTTACTGTATTTTTTCCTTTCATCACATCAATCTTTTTTGCATTTGCATCAGGATTGGATGATTCATCATTAACTTCGCCAATGTATTCTTCCTTTACACTCGAAGTATCTTGACCGTCTGGGGTTCCACCTTTTTTACGCTGAATAGCGTTGTGAACTGCACCACGATATTCTTTAGCACCACTTTCTACTTTACCATCTCCATCATAATCTTTTCCTGCTTTTGCTCTTGCAGTTTGCTCACCCTTCTTCTTTTCACCTTCATAAGGTTCGCCATAACCAGTCATTTCAACTGATTCAATATTTGAATTTGCACGAAGTTCACTAATCTTTTGACGATCTGCATATCTAACATATGAACGACCGTCCTTTCCAGTAACTCTAACTTTATATTTTTTATGCTCCGAAGTTTCTAACTTCTCCATATAAGTTAAACGAATTGGTTCTTGCTCCTCTTGAACCCCTTCAACAAATACTTTAAAGAGTGCGTTTGCTACGCTAGAAGAAGCTAAATCCTCAATGTTAAAATCTTCTGCTTGCATACCACCTTTACCAAAAAGTTTTTGCTTTACTATCGTTTTTTCTTGCTGACTCATACTACTGTTTTGCATATATTGAGTGTATGCTTGGCGAAGAGGAAGTTCTTCTCTCCTAGCTCTATAACGAATATCGTAAATTGCTTGCTTTGCTCTTTTTTCTGGAGATTTTCCACCATCTTTTTTCCCTTCTTCACCACCCTTTTCAGATGAAGGTGCCTCAACTGGCGAGTGTTTTCTTGCTGGAAGCTCTTCAGCAATATGTTTTTTCATGAGGAAACTTTACTTCTTATTTTTTCTATACTTATTTATGAAATTAAGACCGTATGCTCTTCCACCTTGTTGAAGATTTTCCTTTCCCGTGCCAATTGCACCTGGTGTTTGCTTTGCAGCATACTTAAAATATCCCAAGGTTCCAACTAAAGTATTTGGTTTTCCTGGTTGGCGATATTCTTTATCCATTTTAACTTCCGTATATTCACGTAAGTCTTTAATCCAAGATTTGAACATTTGACCAGATTCGGTGACACAAATCAAATAATTAGTGCCTCTGCGAATAATACGTCCCATTAATCCAGTATTCAAATTTTCAACTACTTCGCCAATTTTGAAAATAGATTCTGTAATATAATTTTCACGAAGAGATTGAAAATCAAGTTTAGGTGCAATTTCCCAAATATCCCAACCTTCCTTCACATTCATCGCACCACGAAGAATATTAAATAATTCCTTTGCTTCTGCTGGTTTGACTTCTGGGGGAAGACCTGAACGGAAAGTTTTAAAATCTCCTTCTGCTGCAGCAAGTCTCATTCTTGATGCAGACATTCCTTCAACACCCTTTGCATCAGGATCTCTGTCTCCAGCAGAAACTACTTCAATATTATCAAAGTTATAAAGTTGCCCATTATACTGGTTAGAAAGTTTTTCAAATTCCTTAACTCTATCAGCACCACCAATAATTCTTACCCCAGCATATCCATTATTATGCGCCATTTTTAAGACATCAAAAATTGTCTTTGTATTGGCATCATTTACAATATTTCCAGCGTGCTGTGGATAAAACTTTTGCATATAAGCAATCTTTGTATCAGGATCAAGAGGATTCTTTTTCTTATCCTGACTTCTTGATGGGAAAATTAAATATTCACCACCATCTTCCTGCGCCGCAGATTGTGCTGCAACATCCATTAATTGTTGATGTCCAATTGTGGGAGGATTAAAACGTCCAAATGCAATTGTCAAAGTGCCTTTAGTTTTTGGAACTGGAAGATATCGTGCCGGTGGTTGCTCCTGTGCTGCTGCTTGTTGCTCTGGTGCAGGTGGTTGCTCTGCAGGCGCCTGTTGTTGAGCGGATTGTTGAGCAGTTGCTGGATCTTGATATCCAGGAGAAGCAATTGTTTTTTCCTTTTCTGTTTGTTTTGGATCTTTTGCCCCAACTCTTTGACGCTTATTATAAAACTTGAGTTTTCCACCCTCTGTTTTTGCGACAAACTCACCTTGACGGTCATACCATCCTCCGTGCCCGTCTCCAACAAGACCAAGACGTTGTGCTTGTTGTGAGGCAGATGCTTCTGATATAAATTGGAAAAAACTTTTCATTATTTACTTTGAATTATGTATCAGATATCTTTATAATATGTATTTATCAATCATTCTAATTTATAATATGGAGCAGAATAAGTTGCTTGAGAGCTAGCATAAAGATAAAAATCTTGCACCACATTATCTCTGGTTTCACCAGATATTGAATTTATTATTTGAAATAACTTCATAACAAGATATTTCGAATACCTATACTTATTTGATTTTTTTTGTATGGCATCTGCAATATCTTCAATTTGTTGTGGTTTAATTATACCATTTTGTGCCATTAATTGAGATATATTCATACAATGCTCTATTGTATTTTTTGTAGCAAGAGAAGCTGATTCCGTAGAAGATGGAATTTCCGATAATCCATATCTTCTTAAAATAAAATTTATTGGACCTAAAGAAATTTTTCCTTGATTAGCAGATGCACCTTTAATTTCTCCCTGCCAACCTGTCAAAGATGTTTCGCCACCAAAACTTCTAAATTGAATTTTTTCATTATTAAGAGATCCCCATTGGATATATCCATCCATAGAATCTACATTACTAGTTGTTCCATAAAATTTTGCCTTATTTACTTTCGTATCTGCTGGAAAATTTTTCTTTGATATTTTTCCACTACCATACATTTTTTTAAGAGATACACCAATGACTTTATTATTTTGGATAAAGTCATACATTTTAGCATTTAATGATCTTAAAGATCTCTCTTGACTTAATTCCCCCAAATTAGCATTATTACTGATCAGGTAAATATCTGCTGGACTCCATTTATTTAAATTTCCAAATGCCTTTTCATCTTTATTAATTCTACTAAAAACTGACTCAATTAGTGAAACTTCACTAGAACCTCGGTGAAACGTAAAAGTTCCTTTACCCCTAAAGGTTCGGTATAAAGCATTTGCACCCAAAATAGATGAATTTATCCAATCATCAGGAAGATCATTAATTATACTTTGGAGAGAAGAATCAATTAATGCTGTAGATGATGCCTTTACAAAATTATCTTTTGTAACATCTATAATACTCATTTCCCTTTTCAAAACATTAAATACAACTGCCGCATATAATGCTTGTGCAGATTCGGATAATTTTGTAAGAGCAGCACCTGCCCCAGATCCCCCACCTCCAGATTTTTTATAAATTAACTTAATTATCGATGCAGATTTCGGTAAAACAATTTTAGTTACTGGAAATGATGATTCACTTTTATCAATTTCATTTTTAAAATTAATTCTTCTTGCCTTCAATTGTTTAGATATATTATCCTGATCTTCTGCTCTTTGTGATGATATTATTCTAATCTTATCTACCTTTGGTCCAGTTTTAACAACTTTAGTTTCATATCCGGACAACACAGAATTTAAAGCCAATAATATCTCCGAATCCGTCATAGATCTTTTTTATTTTATTTTTATTTAGAAGTGCCCGTGAGAAGATTCGAACTTCCACTGTATGGATTCTAAGTCCACCCTCTCTACCATTGGAGTACACGGGCAAAAATAGATTAACGTATGGGCATAAGATCAAATAGTTCTGGATGAAGTCTCCCATACTTCCTCATAATTTCACCTGCCTTAGCATTTGCTTCGTTTTCGGCAGGACTTCCTGGATGTGATGTAATTTTTTTACCATCCACGATTTGCTTATAGTGTATAAACTCATGAGATACCGTTCTCAAAATGTCAATGGGATGACGATTGACAATACTAATATAAAGCACGTTTTTTTTCATCATCCCAAATGCCATATGATCTTTAGCAAAATCAGAATCATCTATTAAAACATATGGAATGTCATATGTCAAATGAAGTTCTCTTTTAAGAAAGACTAAAAATCTTTTAAGAAGAGCGTCAAACTGCATTCTTGTAGTCGGTCTTCCTTTTCTTTTGCCGATCAAAGACATTTTTTTAAATATTTATTAGACACCAAGAACAGCACCAATGTTATCGTCAATATCTTTAATCACTCCACGAATATCAGTAATACGAGGAGGAACACTCAATTCATCATAAGTGTATCCCTTCTGAGCATCGAATAGGACCTGACGAATTGCAGCGGCGCACCTGGCATCCATTTTAAGTGTTACTTGTTTTTCTTTAGTCATCGATCGTCAGCAGCACGGTTTTCTGAAAAGTATGAGTCAAAAGCACCTTCAGGATAACGCTTCAAAAGTTTTTGAACATTACGAGCAACAACTTCGTCAAGAGTGACATCAAGTGCAATACACGCTTGAGCAACATACCACATAATATCCCCCAGTTCAATAATCAGATGCTCACGGTTGTCTTCACTATAAGGTTTGCCCTGAAAGATCATCTTCTTGACAATTTCCATAAACTCACCACCTTCCGCATTGATACCAACAGCACCAGTTAGAAGTCGCTCAATATTTGCACCCTTTTCGTCCAGAGCAACAAGACGGTCAGAAAGTGCAAGAAAATCTTTAGATGCATCAGATGTGACTACATCCACAAATTCAGCATACTTGTCAAAATTAACGTGTTTGGTTTCCATTAAAATTTAAATCCCTCAAATGATTTTTTAGGTTTTTTGTCTTCGTAATCATTATACTCGTCTTCGTTTCCAGAGTCAAGTATATCTTTTTGTGCTGTTTGTTCGCAATCATAAAGACGCATTTTAGCACGGTCAATTCCTACAATAAAACGTTTGTAAATTGTAGGGTCATTGTATCGGTTCTTCAACTGCTTCACCATAATCTGTCCCAACTGCTCAAGCTCTTCTGTACTAATAAGGGCAAACATAAGATCAGCAGTAGCAGGCAGACCAAAGGACTCACTAGTATCAGTAAGTTCAACATCAGAAGAACCAAAACCTGAACGAGTGGTCTGAGTAGCGGAGACAATTGGGACATTAAACTCGACGGCGAGTCCACGCAATTCCTCAGCAATTGCTTTGATATACGAATATGAATTGACAGAAAGGTTTGATTTATACCTACTGGAAGCACATATATTAAGGTAATCAATGAAAATAATATCAGGTCTAAATGACTTCTTAAGTGCAAGTTCGTTAAGAAGTGCTTTAAAATGTCCACTATGTGCAGATGCAGTTGGATATTCCTTAATTATAAGGGTTCCTTGAGTTTTCTTGGAAAGACTTGTGACCTTATTTTCAAACATCTGGCGAGGAAGGTCTACCAGTTGCTGAATTGGCACATTCAATAAGTTTGCGTCAATTCTTTCAGCAATGCGTTCTTCTGCCATTTCCATCGTAATGTACAAAACGTTCCGTCCTTGGAGCAAGACGGAGCTAGCCACATGGCACATGAATAGAGATTTCCCGACACCCGTACCAGCAAGAGCGATATTAAGAGTTTTGTTAGGGATCCCACCTTTGGTAATTTTGTTAAAGTATTCAAGATCAAATTCGATTTTGTCTTCTTTTCGGTGATAAAACTCATATCGTTCCTCATAATTTTGTAAGTAGTCGTGTCCAATATTATTGTCAAAAGATACTGCTAATGCATCAGAAAGAATACTGGGAATAGCATCCCGATTCTTTTTTTCATTATTACCATCAGCAATATGAATTGACTCCATAAGTGCTAGATAAATTGCACGGTCACGACACCACTTTTCAGTAGTATCGAGTAACCATTGTTTTTCTACAAGAGCATCATTTAGAGATTTATTAATTTCTCTGACTTCTTTTATTTGCTCCTCTGTTAAATCTGTGCGATTTTCTATTTCAATGCTGAGTGCTTCAATGGTGATTGCCGAACCATACTTAACAATAAATTGGACAATCTCTTCAAAAATGACCTTTTCGGTCTTTTTCTCAAAATAATCTGGTTGTATGAAAGGAATAACTTTGCGTGAGTAGTCTTCATTAAATATTAGGTTTCTGAGAATTGTGGTCTCAATTCGTTCCATAAGAGAATTGCTGTTTCGCGGCAGCATCAAGTTGCTGCATTACTTCTTCTGTAAAATATTGATCTGGGTTTTTCAGGATTTCCTTCCCATAAATTTTCTTACCATTAATCTCATAACGTCCCGCAACATTCTTCCAGAGTCCAGCGAGTTCCCCGAGTTCCAGAAGACCATAATAACGGTCAAGACCACGCTCATCGTAAAATAGACGGACTTCAACTTCTTGATTCTCCTTACTCAAACGCGACTTAGCAGTCTTTGCTTTGATAATGTTTCCAACAACTTCTGTTCCATCCTTTTCTTTCTTTTTACCAAGATATATGATAGTAGAAGCGGCATACTTAAGACCACTACCACCACCCATCTCTTTAGTAGGAACATAAGAACCAATAACATCGTAGGTATGATTGGTTACAATCATTGGGATGTTTGCCTGACCCAGTTTAAGAGTGAGCATACGGAAAGCACCTTTCACAAGTTGCGATTTAGTCATATCACGAACTTGCTTATCATTCAGTGCGTCAGTAATCTCTTTCTCGGTTGAGAGCATACCCAAAGAGTCTAACACAAACATACAAGGTTTGCGGTCTTCTACAGGTTTTTTTAAGTATATATCAACTGCCTTGAGTGCCTTACCACGAAACTCTTCTACAGTAACAACATTTACAACCACAAGACGATTAGTATCAATTCCACGCGATTCTAATAGAGATTTAGTAATGGCAGCTTCAGTATCAAAGTAGAGACAATAACCATCGGAGTTATTATCAAGAAAATTCTTAACCACAGCGAGAGAGAAGAAAGTTTTTCCAGTAGAAGACTCTCCAGCAATAGCAGTAATCTTATTCCCAGATACACCGCCAAATATGCTACCTGAAACCAGTGCATTAAAGATGTACGAACCCGTGTCAACATAAGTCTCAGTCTCATCAATATCAGAAGCGAGTTTGGTATACTCACCTCCAACTTCTTTTACAATTTCTTTAAGAAAGTCCATGGTCATTTGTTCCTGTTAAAATTAAAAGTCCACAATTTATTGTACAACTGCTTTTCATCAGTTCTTTTAAGCAATTCTAAAATTTTTTTAAATTCACGTTCAGTAATCGGTAAATTCATTAGATAAAAAATGAATCAAGACTTGTTGTTTTCTCTACTTTCCACCCAATTGAATCGAGAATAGATTTAAGGGGGTCAATAAAACTCTTTTCAAATTGTAAGTCATAGTCAATGTATTTGTCAAGTCCAAGTTCTTTAGGAAAGTCTTGAATAAATGCTATTACATTTTCTTGAATAATATTTGGTTTCTTCAAAAAAATAAACTTGACTTTTTCTCCATTAGAAATAAGTGAATACTTATTAGTAAGTTTTTTCTCCCTAATATAATGATTGAAAAGAAGTGCTCCACGAATATGAATGGGAGTCTTTTGAGCATAGATTGTTGAAGATGAATGATACTTACGCACATCAGAAGCAGTTCGTGGAAAAGCAATCTGCTCTGGTGGAAGTTTCTTGAAATCTGAACGACACTTATCAATAAACTCAATTACCTCTTCTTCAGTTCCGCTCATCATCAGTTTCAGACCATCCTTAATCATCTGACGACAAGGTGCAGGAGTGGAAGATTTAACTGCCTCAATACCCATCATCTTTAGTTTAGGTTCTTCATAACGAACACCTTCACTATCCCAGACATTGAGAATATAACGCTTCTTCGCAGTCCAGATTCCACGGTCAGCAATATTCTCCCGCTTCATCTGCATCTTCTGGTCATAAGCATTCACATAGTCTGCCAGTTCTTGGTAGCAACTTTCAATATACTTTTCAAGTTCCACCTTAGCGACCTTATCAAGGAACGAAACAATGCTTTCAGTAGTTTTCTCTCTTCCCTTGAATATAGTTTCAACCAAAGGACCCATATTAAGATAAATGGAATCGGTATCAGAAGCAATGACATAATCAACATCCTGTGTCTTTAGAACTTTATTCAGATACTTATTAATCTTATCTTCAATCCAACGAATCGAAACCTGTCCAGAAAGAGTAATTGCTTCAGCATTTGCTAGTTTAAAATAACGGAAATACTGATTGCCGATAGCACCATAAGCAGAGTTAAGTTGAATCTTCCTTGCCATTTGGATGTTATTGCATCTTGCAATCTCTTTTTCAAGTTCCTTTGTCTTCTTCTTTTCATACTCCTGTTTAGCAGCAAGCATCTTCTTTTTATAGATGGTGCGGTCTTCATAAATCTTTTCCATCAATTCTGGAAGAAACCCACGCACATCTTTGCGATACATTGCACCGTTAGCACAAACTGCATAATCCTTATACAGTTCAAAATTAATTTGCTGATTAAGTATTTTATCTACAGTTACAGAAGGATGCCTCTCATCCAAAAGGGTTTCAGGACTAATGTTATATTGCATAATCAGGTGAGGATATAGACTATTAAGGTCAAAGTTCACTACCCAATCATACTTTCCAGGAATAGGTTCCTTAACATAAGCACCAGCATACTTAGAATCTTTATCTGATTTTTCTTTAGGGGGAATTACAATGTTTCTCTGTTTCAAATAATTGTAGATGATTGTATCCCACATTCGAACTTGAGAGAAAACATCAGAATAGTTTGCTTTAGCGTCATATGCCATCGTCAAAGCAAGTTCAATGAGTTTCATCTTGTCTTCCATACGGTCAACAAGTTCCACGTCAATGATGTTGTACTCTACAAACTTTTGCCAACCTTTAGTATAGAAGTCTTTGAAAGTATCAAACTCAGAGTGATCCAGTTTTTTCTGTCCGAGTTCTACACTTGCAATATAGTCAAGACGATAAGATTCCTGTGCCTTATAAGTAAACTTTTTATAAAGATTCAAATAATCAAGTTGACTAATACCACCAACATCGTATGAAATGTGTTTACGACCGGCAACATAAATTTCACTCTCTGTTACGAGTCCCCACGGTGACATACGCTTCATTAGTTTTTCACCAAGAACACGATCCAAACGACGAACCAAATATGGAATATCATACAGTTCAGTATTCCAACCAGTTACAACTTCTGGAGTATTCTCTTCTACCATCCACCAGTTAATAAAACCCATCAGCAGATCACGCTCATTATCAAACGAATGATAAATCACATTCTTTTGTTGATTCTTAAACGGACCCATACCCCAAGTACGAATCTGTTTAGAAGAATAATCCTGAATAGTAATCAAAAGAACTTCTTCAGCAGCAGACTCCACATCAGGAAATCCATTCTCTGATGCAACCTCAATGTCCAAGGTAGTAACTTTTACTTTACTAATATCAAATTTCAGTTCTTCCTCCGGATACATTTCGGAGATATACTGATAAATGTATTGACTATTTCCATAGATCTTAAAGTTTTCTACACCTTCATACTTTTTAATAAACTCACGACAGTCACGGACAGAACCAGGTTGAACTGATTCAACATATTCCCCATTCAGAGTTTGGTATTTTGTTTTCTTTTTTGAGGGGACAAAAAGAGTCGGGTAAAACTTCTCACGGGTCATAAAATGTTTACCATTTTCATAACCACGGACCAAGAAGTGATCCCCGACCATCTGCACGTTTGTATAAAATCTCATCAGGCAGTTAATTCAAGATACTTTTCAACAATTTCTTCTTTTGGATCAACAATAGTAAGAATACTATCAGAATGAATCATCATTTCTCTTTGGTCAGTTACATCTGGCCAAGGAGTAAGATTTCCTTCTACATCAATACGATATGGATTAATGAGTTTACAATCTGGTTCTCCTAATTCAGATCCAACCTCAATAATTTCAGTAACAATCACATTATCAACTTTTAACAAAAGACACTTAACTGTTTTTTCCATTTACTCTTTCCTCATAAAGTTCTTTAACTGAATTAAGCGGTTCAACAATAGTCACAACCCAATCTAACGGAACTAAAATCTGATCATCCTGCGTAAGAAGTATCCAAGCAGACAAAGATACTTGAATTTTTGCATCATAATCTACATCTTCGGTTAAAAGAATAGACCTTTCTGTAAGGACCTTATAAGGTTTATTGAAAATGTATCCACAAGGTTTTTCTTCAGAAACAATTTCTTTAATATCAGAAATAACGGTTTCGCCAGATTTTAATAGTGCTAATTTAATTGACATTTTTATTTTCTCCCTCAACTCATTATACCCAAAAAAATGGGAGGTGTCAACTGGATTGTGCCAGTTACCTCCCTGCGGCGACGATACTTAATATTTAGATATAGTCTTTACGGGCGTGATGCTCTGGCACTACTTTTCCAAGTACGATTCGTAGAAGTCCGTCTTCAAATGTGACTTCTCGTACTTCTGTGTCGTCGGATAAAGTCCACGCTCGTTTAAAACTTCTGCTAGCCACTCCCTTGTGGATAAACGTCCTATCCGATTCGGAATCTGCTTTTTGCCCTTCGACAAAAAGTTTTCCATACTCTGTGAAAACATTGACCTCTCCTTTCTTAAATCCTGCTAATGCTAGTTCCAAATGAGATTCAACATTATTTATTTGGACTAGGTTATAAGGAGGGTAGTTGGTTGTAGTTTCGTGAAGATTAAATAAACGATCAAAATATTCATCCATCCCAATGCTATTGCGCGTAATTCTTTCCATCAAGGCAGGAAGATCCGCAGCAGTAAACCGTGATGTTGCAAGGTTAGTCATTATGGTAGCTCCTTAAAAAGCGAGTTTGTGTTTTGTGGACCCTTTCGGCATCCGTATATAATTATACTACTTCTTACAAAAAAGGCGGGTGTAAAACCCGCTCTTTTTCATTCGGCATCCTCTACCTTTTTCTTTTTAGCACCAATATTATATTTGGTTTCCAGAATCCAGTCTCCCTTATCCTTATAAGCAAGGACTTTAATTTGATTCAAAGGAGCAATGTCTTGAATCTTACTTACATCTACAATAGTAATTAGACCCCAATCTGCAAGAAGTTGGGCAATACGATTGCGACGTTGAACATCGTTTACGGTCAGGTTTGCGTGTTTGCCATCCAGAGCAAACAATTCCTTAAAGTGAACGAGATAATACCTACCTTGCTTGTGCAGAATATGGCAAGACTGATAGATTTTCTTTTCTTTTCTTGAAGCAACTCCGATACGGGTCAAAGTCTCACGAACCTTAAGAAAATCATCGGGTTCATTAAGAATCACTTCCACCATTTGGTCGGGCGTCCACTTCACTTCAGGTTCTTGAACGACACTCATTTTGTTCCTCCAGTTTCAAATTTCGATTTAATAAATGTTAGTTGTTCTTTGGTAAGAATCCTCAAAGCTTGTTTTGCCTTCTCATTACTATATCCATAATAACGTTTGACATAATCAAGGTCTTTGATTTTATCTTGACGGAGCCAGGGAGAAAATCTCTTCTTTTTCCTCAGACTATTTATAAAGAAGTCATATTGCATCTTCTTTGGGAGGAAATGATATCGATTCATTTCATTTGCAAACATAATACAATCAATGTGCCCAGACAGACAGCGATTGATAATATAAGGTGCATATTCCTTCTCAAGTAAAGGATCTTCGTCAATCAGGTGTTGCTTCGTCTGATTAATCGAGTTTAACCAGTCCTTCAATTCAGTCATTAATTAAACCTTCTTTTTTTAATTTATCGTATTTGTAGCAACCAGCAAAACTAAACTGAATTTTTGGACCTTCAGTATAATTAGATAACAAAAGTTCTTTACGTTGTTTTTGTTCACGCATATATTCACCCACAGAACGCATCGTGTAAGTCAAATCAAACTCAGCAGCGTTCCAGTTCTTAAACCGATCTTTTACAAGTTGATCGGAGTTATAACTAATCAACTGATCCATATTGTTAGCATCGCAATCAGCAGCAAACTTATCGTGATCAAATCTTTTGTGCATTGATCCCTTATTCCCGTAGAGATTATCCTTAATGTCATAAGGAGGATCGAGATACATAAAAGCACCTTTGTTTCCATCCATCAGATAATCATACGAGTAATTAGTTATACGCCAATTCTCAATCAGTTTAGAATACGCAGGCAACTTTTCGATCCCTCGCAAACTGAAGTTGGAAACGGAGGCTTGTTGAGAAAATGATGAACTCTCCGTGAGACCACTGAAACTGCACTTATTGACAATATAGAAAGCCACAGCACGATCAATGCTAGGCAAACTTTGGTCATTAATTTGCTCCTTTGCTTTAAGAAAGAGATCTTTTGCGAGTTCTGGAGTATTGTTTGTTGTCTTAAGATCTACCAGTTTATCCTTAAGATCAATTCCAAAAATCTGGAGTTGCTGCCAGAAATTTACAAGAGGTTCGTATAAATCATTTACCCAAATATCTAGGTATGGATACTTCTTGGTGATATAAATTGCAACACTTCCACCACCAAGAAATGGTTCGCGGAACTCATCATAATTGCGAAGGTCTGGAAAGTAAGGTCCCATCTTTTCACAAGCACGGGACTTACCGCCAGGATATCTTAAACAAGTTTTAAGAGACTTCATAATCTTTAGGATGATACTTCAAATACTCTCTAAAAGTGAGTTTCATTTCTTTCTGTGTCATACCACAATGCTTTGCGGCAGCAGGAACAGTCATTTTAGCACGAAAGAGACCTTCATTTGCCTCCTTCACATTTTCAGGAGTTGTTTTTACAGGAACCTCATAAAGAGATGCCTTATTAATTTTGAGCAGACCCATTTATACACCTCACAGAAATTTGAACGTCTTTAACTGACTGTGCCATTTCACGATACCCAGTTCCAACATAAAGTTGCCCAGAGACAACGGCAACAGCACAAACGCCCCAGAAGATATAATACCACTTGGATTTGACTTGATGTTGCTTTTTCAGTTCATCAAGTTCTTCGTGAATATCTTGATGGTGAAACCTTAAAGGTTTTTGTATCAATGCTTTGAGTTTCTTGTTTTTCATTTAAATTCACACTCCACCATAAGTTCAGTAAGTGCTGCTAGGAGGTTAATTTCTTGGTCAGCCACGAACGCACATTGGTATTGATACTTAGCAATAACAAGAACGGCAGCGGGGATAGTTGCGGGTGAAAGGCAATCATAGCAGGCGTCATAAACCCTGCGAAGTAGGTGAGAAGCATCGTTGTCCAAGTTGGCGACCACCCACTTTCGGACTTCAGTAAAGTTCTTATCTTTGAGACTTTTAACCAGTTCATTAACACTTACATCAGAGAACGTTGCAAGAATTCCACTATCAATCTTTCCACTTACAGAGTATCTTTGACACTCATTAAGAACCCTACGCCAATCGGGGAAGTGCTTGTTAATCAGTTCGGCAAGGACTTTAGGATCGTATCGTACACCTTCCGCATCCAAGATGTCTTGTAGAC